TCAAGCTGGCACACCATGCATAGCAACTCCTTCTCCAAGCAGCTTCGTATAGTCAGATACAGGCCCTAATTTGATTGCATCCTGCAAATGATCAGGTGCCAGATGCGTGTAACGCATGGTCATTGCCAAGGTTGTATGGCCCAGGATCTTCTGCAGTGTGAGGATGTTGCCGCCGCTCATAACGAAGTGACTGGCGAATGTATGCCGCAGAACGTGGGATGACTGGCCAGCCGGTACAGGTAAGCGAGATTCAGCTAGAGCCTTATCAAAGCTGTTGAGGCAGTTGCTGAACTGACCGTGCTGTTTGAAGTGCCGGTGTATCTGCTGTTCTAGTTCCTGGGCGACCGGAATCGAGCGGACCCGCTTGCCTTTGGTGTTCACGAACGTAACCAGCTGGTTGCGTACCTTTTCAGGTGTCAGTGCCTGAGCCTCTCCCCATCGAGCGCCAGTAGCCAAACAGATTGCCGCGATCATCGCGACGTGAGGCGTCCGGCAATAGCTGTGGATTGTGGCAAACAGTTTTTCGATCTGCTGATCGGTCAGGTAGGCCAGTTCCTTTTCCTGCAGGCGAAGAGGGCGGACACGCGCCAGCGGGTTTGGATAATCAATGTCGCTGAGCTGAAACAACACGTTGAATACAGAGCGCAGGTAGCCCAGGCGATTGTTTAAGGTCTTGGGGTTGGCACCAGCCTTGAGCGCGTTGGTTCTGTACTCGGCGTACTCATTACCCGTCAGTTTGATAGCTATCGGATTGCCCAGGTCTTTTGCGAGCGTATCAAGCAAACGGCGGCGAGCCTCACCATCTGAAAGGGTATGCGCATGCAGTGTTGCCCATCGGTCGATCAGGTCACTCAGGCGGCGTCTGTCCTTGGGTTTTGGAGACCAAGCAGGGGCATCTATGACCTTGGCACGGCACGTTGCCTCGAAGCGTTGGGCCTCAGCTTTGGTCTTGAAGGTCTTACGAAAGCGTTTGCCCTTGATCGGTTCTACATCGACCTTCCAGCGTCCGTCAGGTTGTTGTTCGATAGCCATTAGACGGCACGTCCCCACCTGACGTTGCGCTCTTCCAGCAGGGTTTTGATGTGCTTGTAGATGTCGTATTCACTCATGTCTTTGGCAGCGTAGTGATCACGAATAACCGGCCAGCATTCCCAGGTTTGCAGCCGGTCAAACGCCTTTTTTGCACCCACCCGTTCCCTTGCCAGCAGGCTGACGAAGTTGCCCAGGAACAGTTCGACGTTTTTGCCTGAGAAGCCACGGGAGGTCTTGTAGTAGCGCTTGTATTCAGTGTCCTCGAGCAGGGAATCAACAGGTAGATCCACGCGCACATCCTCGCGAATGAGTGTCCAGATGGGGGAGAAGTAACCAGGGCGGTCGAGCAACTTGAATTGGCGTAGGCCATAGCGCCAAAGGCCATCCAGATGCCCGGCAAACGCTGCAAACGAACTGGTGTCGATGGCCTCACCGGTTCTCACATCGAGCGAGCCGCTAGCGAATTGCTGGATGATGGAGTGGTGATAGCGCAGTTCTACACGCCATACGGCTTGGTCTGGGTTGTAGTTGTCGGGGTCTTTTTCGTCGAAGCTGTCACGACGTTTCCAGACGCTTTCCCAGTAGTCGAGCTTGTCAGTTGCCTTGGCCTGTTCGGTCTTGTTGTAGATGCAGAGCTGAACACCGTTGGCCGAGCCAAACATGGAGGTTTCGCCACGTCCGTAGGTGCTGGACTTGGTAGCCCAGTTGATTTCGTTGATGCCGGTTATGTCACGCTGCACACGTGCTTTGCAGTGCATGCGAGCCACCAGATCGGTGGGAGGTGTCCAGCCCTGGAGGTCTAACGCAAGGTGGACGGCGCACTGATTGATTTCAACATGGGTCATGACCTCAGACGCATAGAAATCTAACCGATCCTGCAGGCGCTCAGGCGACAGGCTGTCGATTGCATGGGGTGACACTTCGATTTTCAGGTGTGGGCCGATGCAGTCCAGCTTGGCGTTGAAGTTCTTTACCAACAGGATGATGCCCAGATCAGCGTTTTGTAGCTTGTACTGGTAGCCCGAGTCACGGCCTACACGACCGGAGTGCCAGCGCTGACCCGCGAAGTCGACCAAGGTGCCTGGGTTCTCAAACAGCGCCATGATCTCCGGACGGATCATGCCCCGATACAACTGGCGCACCGTATCGACGCCACAGCGCAGCAAGCGCACTTTTGTCAGATCGGTGATCTTGGCAGTTTTCTGGTCGAAGAAGACGCGACCAGTTGCCGACTCTTTGAACTGGTGGTCTACCCGGATTTGATCTTTTACGGTCATTTTTACTACTCCAAATAGTGACGAATCGACACTGTGCAAACTTGTTTATCTGACGTGTTACAGGGACGTCAGCGCGCGCATTTGGCGCTGCGCTCGTGCCTCGCGCATGCGCTCAAATGCGCCGAGCGAAGGCGCTGACCGATCACCATAGGAATCGGCCTTTCTCGTAGGGAATACGGGTCACGGTGACGCCTTTGGGGGCCTCCTGGGGTTGTTGTGGCTGCTGCTGAGGTTGGTTGTTGGCCTGCTGCAGATCGGGGCGCGCGCCTGGGTCTGGACGGGCCGGATCGAATACGCCGCGCTCTACCGTGTTCTTGCAGTAGGCAAACGTGGTTTTGTGCCAGCTGCCTTGCTGGGTGAAGCACTCGCAGATGAAGGCTTTTTCCTGCGTTCTGATGACCCGGTAGCGCTTTGCGTTGCGGTCGATATAGCCCTCGTCCGAACTCATGACGCAGGAGAGCCGCGGGTAGCTTTGCGGCTTGGTTAGTTCGTCGTAGATCGGGGCCGAGCTGGGTACGTCGGGTATGCGAGGGACACGGGCAGCTAGGTATTCATCGAGGCTGAGTGCTTTTTTACCGGGCTTGCTGGTTACGGGGTTGATCAGCGAGCCGACCGAGGTTTTCACTTGATCGACCACGCCAGCCGAGGGCGCTTGCTCTTGGGGTGCCTGCAAGGCCGCAACCTGGGTTTCTAGCTTCTGCTGGTAGCGCTCATAGAAGCGGTAGGACATGTACACGGCGGCACTGATAACCAGCATGGCCATGATGAATTTGGTCGGCATCTTGGCTTGAAAGTGATGCTGACCTTGAGTGCTGGTGTAGACGCCGAAGTACTTCTTATCGAGTCGGATGGTCTTTTTGTCGGCATCCTTGAAGCTGCTTTTGACCTCGACTTTTTCAATGACGGCCTCTGACTCAAACCGCAGCAGTTGCTGTGATTTGAAGACGCGCCAGTAGTGCACATGACCATTACAGAGGCGGCGCAGGTGCACATCCAGATAGCGCGGGTCCTGGGTGATCAGGTGCACTTCATGGCCGCTATGGCGCATGGTTTCAAAGCGGGTGATGTGTTCAGGCGGACGCGCCCGAGGATCTCGACCACCAAACCAGCCTTGGGCCTCGTCCACGACAATGATGGAGTCGTTGGGCAGTTCAAACCACTTTTCGGGGTCGTCGAATTTGTACCAGGACGCTTTGAGCTGTTCTGGCTGCAGGCCGTTGATGTTGTGGAAGTAGACGGTGCGGCCTTCTGCATGGGCCTTCTGATCCACTTCCTTGATGGTGTTGAGTGTCTTGCCGTGTCCGGGTTTGCCGGTGCGGATATAGAGCATGGCTGCGCCTCCCTACGCTTCGATGGAGGTGCCGCCCGGCTTGCGCCAGACCTGATTACGTTTGCGATCCTGGGCCTTGTTGATGCCCGCGATGATTATTCGGGTGAAGACGGCTGCGAAGTAGATGTTTATGGCCACATCGATCTTGGCGAGGCCGAGTATCTGTTGGGCCTCTATAGCCGCGTTGCCCATGTTGGAGGTGATGTAGTCCTTGGCGGCGTTGATCAGGGCGTTGAAGCCGAAGTAGGTCACGAAGCCAAAGCCGATGGCACGCAGGACGGTCTTTACCAGTGGGCCGGCGATCATCCAGAGAAAACGGGCACCCCATAACCAGAGCGGCATTACTCACCTCCAAAGGAACGGCCGACATACACGGCGTAAAAGATCGAGGCCGCGATGACGATGAAGTAGCTCAGGTCGGCGGCGAAGTTGCAGAGCGGTTCGAAAGAGAGTTCGAAGACACGACCACCGGCAGTGGCGAGTGATACGGCCCGTGGTGGTGGGCAACCTGAGGGCAGGAAGCGGGCTTTTGTGCCTTCGTTGAAGAGGCTGGAGATATCAATCTCGCCGTCACCTTCGTCGAGTTGGGCTTCGTCACCCTTGCCGTTGATGAAGCCGGTGATGTCGCCTTCTTGTGAGGGGAAATCACCGGCAGTAGCAGCATCGCAACGGGCGCGTTTTTGCGTGTCGAGAATGGCGCATTGAATGGCATCGCCGGAGCAGGCCAAGGGCTGATCGCAGGCAAGACCGGAGGCGCTACCGCCGTCACTGTCACCGCCACCTGGGTTGGTGCCGCCGTTGCCCGGATTGGTGCCACCGTTGCCAGGGTTGGTGCCGCCATCCCCTGGATTAGTGCCACCGTCGCCAGGGTTGGTGCCGCCATCACCTGGGGTTCCACCATTACCCGGATCGGTGCCACCGTCGCCTGGGTCAGTACCACCATCACCCGGATCTGTGCCGCCATCGCCGGGATCAGTTCCACCGTCGCCGGGGTCGGTTGGCTGGGGAACCTCGGGGGGCTGGTTTTCGGATGTGGTGCAGGTTTCGCCGGTTAGCTTGGCGTTGTAGTCGCAGTAGGTAATGGAGCCGTCGGTTTCGCTTTCGTTGAAGCAAGAAGAAACCGACTGATGCTGAGCTTTACAGCCATCAATGCAGGCAAAGGCAGGCGGGGAAATGGCAGTACCCGGCGCGATGTTGAACTCTGCAGTCGAGTCACGCCGACCGAGGGGCCAGGTGTATGTGGATTCGGTGCCGGAAGCACAGGCCGCCATGGTATCGACGACAACGGCACCGGAGGACGGGCCACCTTGGCGAATGGGTTGATCGGGGTTGCTGTAAGGGTGATAGGAAAAGTTGTACTTACACAGATATGAATTGGTGTTTTGCAGCGCGCTATAACTACCCGCATAGGTCGGGTTGATCAGCACGATGGGCTGTTCAATCTTTGAGTAGTCAAAGCCCGCACAGGCAGCTTCCACGGATTTATAAAAGCCGTCGTGGTTACGGATCTTGAAAGGCTTTTCATTGGCTACGGCAAAAAGCGGAACCAGGGAGAGAATGAGCAGGAGATATTTCATGGTCAGACCCGCCCAAACAAAACGAGGCACAGCGCCACCACGGTGAGCAGGAGGACGAAGAGTTCGTAGTTCATTGAGTGGCCCTGAAAAGTAAGTCCCGCCGTAGCGGGACTTGGGTAAAACGCGCAGCGATTAGAGAGCGCGGCGCATGTACTTGAAGGCAGCAGCGGCGACGATGAGGATCAGCGCCAAACCGCCCAGCTCAACCACATCAGCCTTGGCGTCAGTCATGGCACCGCTGACCTCGGGGGCCAGGGCGGCGTAGGCTTGTTGCATGCTCAGCACACCAACGGCTGCAGCCGCACCGATGGAGCGTTTCAGGGTTTGCAGTTTGTTTTTCATGGGGTGTTACCTCGGTTTCAAAGGACTTTTTTCAGAACCAAGAAGCCGAACACCAGGGCAAACAGCATCATCGCCTCGCCCTTGAGTTCGCCCACCTGATCCCAACTGAGAGCAGTGCCGGAAAGGCTCTGCATTTCCTCGCTTGTGAGGTTGAGCAGCTGACCGGCGCAGATGGGTTCACCACCTGGGCCGGCCACCCATTCGCCCTCGCAGGCCAGAAAGTTCACAGGGGGCTCCGGCAATGTGGACACGCCCGGATCACACGCCAGCTAGTAGCCGGAGAGGTCTTGCGGCAGTGATTGCAGAAGATCCACACCACGGGAGCCGGCCTGCTTAGGACTTGGCCGGGTCAGCAGCTTGGGCCGCTGGTTTGGCTTGCTGCTGGGCGTTGGCTTGTGGAGCAGCAGCGCGGGCCGTTGGCTTGGGGCCTACCGCTTCAATGTGCAGGGCGAGATTCTTGCCCTTGTTCTGGCCACCACGGGCAACGTCGAAGGTGATGCGTACCAGTTGCAGGGGTTCGAACTGGGTACCAGCGGCGAAGATTTCTTCAGCTGCATCCTCTTCTGCTGACATGCCGATGATGGACAGACCGTGCTCGGTTTTGCCGTCCGGTTCATCGCCATAAAACACCTTGATGTACTTCTGGCCGTTTTCGCCGTCGAAGCGTTGAGTGCCGAGAAATGCAACTTCCATAGTTGAACGTGCCATCTTTTGTTTCCTCGCTTAGTTGCGCGTTAGTGCGCGGTTTTGCCTTATTGCAGGCCGAAGAGTCCCAAGCAGAGGAACTGGTAAAGTTCTTCATCTGCCCTGTATGCTGCGGCTTGCAAGGGGTTGCCTTGGGTTATTTATACGCGATAAATACAGCGATAAATCATGGATAGTTAAATGTCATAGTCACGATTCTTAATGGAATTAATAGTGACGCAATGACACTTTCAACTTTTCTCCTAATTAGTTCTGTTAATTAAAAACTGCCACACCAAGGGCCGCGCCCTTGTCATCCCGTTTCGCCACCTGCGCCCGCGACTGGTAAACCAGCCCCGGACACAGGCGGCGATCTACTGGGAGGGTCTGCCTTGATATGTATGGCGACAATTGCAGCGAGTAGGCCGCAGGTGAAGCCGTGGAGTTCGGCGCGGGTATATGCCAAACGTGGGTCGGCAGAACTGCGCGGGGCAGGGGTGCTGTCAAGGCGACCCAGGCAGTAGCCGATAGTCAGGGCTGCAATGGTTGTAATGAAAGCAACGAACCAAGGCCAATTTTCAAAAACAGTCATGCGCTCACCCCGTCAGCTCGAAAGGTTCGTGCAGTGGCACGAAAGGCACCGGTTTGCCGATGTTGGCCACAACGCTCCAATACTTGGGCGGGCGGTCGTTTGGCGTGTGTTTCGCGCAGGTAAAGGCCGGGGTGATTTCCCATTGGGAGAGCAAGGGCGTCCAGGCACCAGCGACGAGGCGCATCTTGAGTGCGCGCACGGGTCGGGCAAGCGCGGGGCGGCATTGGTCGCAGGGTGTGGACGGGCAGGGATCGGGCTTGGCCATCTCGGCCTTTGACCAGCAAACAGAGCAGTCGCAGTTCTCGGCGTGCTGCTGGTTGCTGTAGCTGAATGGCGTCATAGCTCATGCCCTCGCCTGGGTAACCGGAGCTGGCGTAGATCACTGGGAAACCTCCTGCTTTACCTGGGCAAAGCTCGCCTCAAGGCGAAGGACGATTTCAGCATTCAGGGAGCGGCGCGCCTCTTTGGCGGCTTGCTCGACCTGGGCGCGCAGTGCAGCAGGCATGCGCAGCTTGAATTGCGCGGCTGTGCGGCTCATAGGTTCGGCCTCACGAAGCGCACCAACCGGGTTTTGCCGACTTTTACGCTGGGGACACTGCCGCGCATGATCCAACCAGCGATCACTTCAACGGGAACGCCAACCAGGGCCGCGAAGGCTTTTTTGCTATAGAGGTCAGCGCTCATGCCACACCCCACAGCCGGTAAATGCGGAAGTTCTCGCGGGCCTGTTCCTGGGCGAGCAGGGAGGCCAGCGGGTCGTCTGCAACCACCTCAGCCACAGCCATATCTATAAAGAGGTGACATTCCTGGCGAGAGTCGCCACGGAAGCAACGGTGCCAGCGCTTCTGACGGGTTTTGCCGTGGTAGCTGGCTACTTGAACGACGCAAGGCCCATTGCTCATGCCGTCCACTCCTGTTCCAGCAGCCAGGAGCGCAGCAGAGTGCTATTCACCATGCGGCGCTTACCGAGCTTCACCGTAGGCACTACGCCTTTCATGGCCCAGGCACGTGCAGTGCCGTAGGTAAGGCCGTTGCGATCCGCCCAGGATTCGACGGTTTCAACGTCCTGTTGCGGGCCTATCAGCTTCGAAGGTTCCAGCTCTTCCAGTTCCATGCTCGTTCCGTCACTATTCGTGTCATTAGGACAAAACCCCTAACGACAAATTATTTGTCTTCGATAACAATCCTAATGACAAATTATTTGGCTATCAAATTATTTGTCATTATTTTTAGAGCTTTTTGGAATGATTGAAGAAAGGCTTAGAACTCTTGTGCGCCACCTCGGCCCCGCGAGGCTTGCTCAGGCAACGACAATCAAGAACCGTCGCAGGTGGCAGACCGTAGCCACCGAAATGAAGGTGAAGGCGAGAATTGAGGATATGGAAGAGCTGCTGAAAGCATTCCCTCAGTACGAGCTGTGGCTATGGAAGGGTGAGGTCGATCCCATAAAGGGCCAGGTTTCGCCTGGGTACGAAGAGGCCGATTCAAACTTGTCCAATCAAAACGCGGGATAGCGATCACAACGGAAGTGGCTAGGCGCTGGTATGCCCGATTTTGAATTTTATGATCTTGTTAGTCATAGGAATATGGACTTAAGGAATTGAGGAAATTGGAATATATAAGTGTTGCTATTAAGGCAATGGTTACCGTGTTTTTGACTTTGGTTATAAATAAGTTTCTTTCGATTTTCAGGAGAAGACAGCTTTATGTGACTGTGCACTCTGTTATAAATAATTTGAGCTATAAGGCTGGAGGTTATACTGTTTCTTTGGTGGTTGGTAATAAGGGTAAAGATAAAGAAAAAGCTGTCGAAATAGTCTTTCCAAAAAATAAAGTTTGTAAGGTTGTTTCAAGTGACTATTCGGGTGTTACTTCTGATGGCAGAAAGATAAAAATAGATCGAGTTTTGGCTGGCCAGAGAATAGAAACTATTGTTTATGTTTCAGGTGAGTTTGAACCTGGGCGAAAAAATAAACCGTTTGTTAAATCTGAAGATGCTAATGGTAAGTCTTTTTATGGGCGCGGTATGGAGCCAGTCGGCGCTGGGCCTATATTTTTATTTTTTTCAGTTTTCGGAGCGATTTTATCAATGGGATACTTCGTATATGACGGGAAAAGCCCATTTGATGGTTACTATAGTTTAAGGTATTGGTCTTTTTACAATGCTGGGTTCTCTGTTGATGACATCCAAGAGAATAAGTTTCTAAGTGGCTTGTATCCTTTTGATAAGGATTTGCCAATAAGCTTTCTCAGGGTGGAGAAAGCTAAGGGGAACAGATATTTGCATTTTTCTATCCAAAACAGAACGCCTGAAGTTTTGAAGGTTTCAGCGGAATATATGACTAGGGATAGTCGGCTTTATGTGCGGGAAAGGCTAGCGGCGTATAATATTTTCGACGAGAAAGAAAGTGATGCAGAGCTAAGAAGAATTGATGAAAAGTATAATGCGCTTGATTGGGATGAGCGTAGGTGGGGGCCGATTTACTTAAAAGCTGGAGAGACTAAAGGCATAAAAATGCCACGTCCAATAAGAGGCTCTGACTCCATCGAAGACTTTGCTGTTGAGTTTAGGGTTACAGGCGAGCGGCGTGGTCTTGACGAGAAATATAGATTCCATCCTGAAGAGTCTAAAGAGGCAAGAGAGGATATCGTTAGGTCGTTAAGGTAAAGCTAGAATTTTCGCAAGGAGGCTACATGAAATCAGATTGGGATGATGCACCGGACTATATACGCAACAACAAGAAGCAATCCCCGTGGCGTACGGTCGTCATCCTGGGCGTTGGCTCAGCGATTACATGGGGGCTGATCGCGTTATTTGCCAAGCCAATCGTTATCGACGTTAACCAGCTTAAGCAGGCCATCCGTGTTGGCGGCCATCCGGTTTTCAGCGAGCAGCCAGCCCAAACCTACAGCGAACCCCTGCAACCCATCCAACAGGCCTCGGCGCCTTTCGAACCCGCCCCACAGATTGCGCAATCGCCTAGCCAAGCTGATATTGAATGGTCAGAGCAGCAAGCCGCGCTAGTGGGAGAGCCTGGTCAGAACTCATTCAATGACGACAACTACACACCCAAGCAACCGGCCAACGTCTACACACCTACAACCTATAAGCAGGTTGCATCCGTCAGCACTAGCAGCGAAAGAAAATCGAAGCCTGTAAGGCGCGAGCAGACTGTTAAATGGATTAAGGGTTGGAATGGCGGTACGAACTACCTAGCAGAGTGGGTGGCCGTTAATAACTACATAGACAGCAGCAGCGTATGCGCCAACCACCGTAAAGGCTCAATCGACTACCGCGAATGCCGGAAAGCCGCCAAACAGCATTACCATGAAGAATGCAGAATATGGCGAGAGCGCTACGATAATGATCGAAAAGCTCGTAGTAGCCGGATGGAGCAGCGCTTTTGCTCTGCAGCGAGTAGTTTTAGCCCGATGGGGTAGCTAAAAGCCCCATGAAAAGGCAGGGCCGCAATACAGGATTGTGCTGCAGGCAAATAACATGCTGAGAAGATAGCCGCCCAAGGTGCCTGCACATCCAATAGCGAATCCGCTTGCAATGACACTGCCATTGTTGCTTTTTGAATAAATCAGAGAAGCAATTGCGCCAGCGCCTGCACCCATTAAACCCAGCGGAAAGTCGACACCAGGGCCGTGCACGTTAGCGTTTGAGTAATTAATTGACCTGATTACAGTCGCCGCTAAGGTCGCAACGGCGATCCCTGAGAGAAAGCCTTTTATAGGTTGGAATATCCTGCATAGCAATATGCAGGTTACTGCAAAAAAATAGGCGTATGAGGCGATCCATGTAGGCATGGCTTCACTGCTGTTAAGCAAGAAGGCTACTGCCGTTAGGTGTGTTATTCCGAGTGCGACTGGCATGTCGTATTGTTTTAGCAATCGTCCGCTGATCATTTGATAATTCCTTGGTCTTCAGTTGAAGTGTTGCCCTATGTATGGGGAAAGCATTTCTACAATGGTTAGCAGTATCAGTCCGATGGATAACATGAGAATCCAGCTAATCAAAACCATAAATTTGCTGCCGCCAAACTTTCGGTGCCACCACCAGCGCAAAGATACAAAGGCAAGGAATAGAAACGGAATAGTTGAAAGAGCAATAGCTAGGCCGGTGAGGCTGTTCGGTCGGGTAGAGGCTACGGCTATGATGATTAGACCGAACGCCATAAAGAATTTACGGCGGCGTTCAATCCATGGATTACGAAGTGGGATAGGGCGCATTTAACTACCGTATTTCGTTAAAAGACAAATTATTATGTTTTCTGATTTTTGATGTGGCTATAAGGCAGAGTATAAAGAATGCTATTGGTGAAAGCAGTAATAGTGCGAACCTGAGTAATAGCATTGCTGTGTTAGATCGCATGTCTGGATGAAACCAAAATGATATATCTAGTGCGCTTGTGCCTGCTACTTGGCTAAGTATTCCAGCTACGCCGGTTATTGCCAGTATTTGATATATGAGCTGTGTTGCTACGTATGCGTGAAGAAAGTGCGCGTGTTTAGCAAGTAATAGGTTGTTGCGTGCTGAAAATATTATAAATAACAAGGCTGCAATACTAGAGCCTAATCTAAAGTAGGCGGCCTCAAAAGGGATTACTGATAGGTAGATGTGGTGAATAAACGAAACACTACTTGCGCCTCTGAGTGATCCTTGTTCAGTCTTTAGTAGAAATATTACATCGGTTGCCAGCATGTAAGCGGCAATGGAGGCAAGCAAGAATAAAAGACTATTTATTCCAATGGACTTAGGTGCTGGCTCTAAATCGAGGGTTGCTGATGGCTTGAATGGGTCATGCAC